AATGGTATTCTTACCATATATGCAGAGAGAATAGTTCCAGAAGAAAAGAAAGCTAGAACTATTGAAATCGGTGAACTAAAAACAACAGAAAAGAAGCAATTTTTATCTGAATAAATAGTATATGTAGTTGGGGTGTTAAAAACTTGACACCTCAGCTTTTGCTGTTATAATAATAGTATGTTAAAAAATAATAAACAATCGGGAGATAATTATGGGAATTTGGAATAAATTCGTATCTTTCATGGTTGGTGAACCTACGGGAGAAAGAGCTAAAGATAGTAAAGGGAGATTTGTTGCAGATGATAAATCAACACCTAGTACTAACGAAGCTTATAAAGACGGAAGAAAACCAGTTAAGAAAGTAAGAAAAACAGCGGTCAAGAAGACAACTGTAAAGAAAACAACCACTAAAGGTCGTGGAAGACCTAAAGGTTCTAAGAACAAAGTGAAATGAAGTCAGTAGGACTTATACAAGTAGTAGCTTCAATGTTCGGACTATTCGTAGTAACAAGTCTTTTAGTAGGGTATGATATGTCATCTCTATTTGAAGCATTAAATACAACAACTGGATTTTTCGGGTTGTTAGTATTTGTTGGTTTATTGGGTTATGCCGAAAATCGATAAAGAACTAAATACTCATTATCCATTATTTGAAGAAGGACTCTATACAGAAGTTGTTCATCAAAATGGAGAGAAGGCTATCAAAATACTCAAAGGTGAGTATGTAGATGTTATCTATCAGTATGGGAGTATCAAAATGATACCTCGTAAAGATAGTGAAATACCTACAGTAGATTTTGAGAGAGCAGTCAGATCGTGTCCAGAAGCTTTGAAGGATACGATATCTGATGATGATGAGTTTAACCAATTAATGGGGAATATCCTCATTGAATTACTAGCCAATCAAGGGTTAGAGGAATTAAATAAAAATGGAATATAGTAAGGAATTTATGGTGCGTCTCAAAGACGAGATTGCATCTGATGAAGGTACAGTACTTGAAGTATATCATGATCACTTAGGTTATCCAACTGTAGGTGTCGGACATCTTATTAAAGATAGCGATCCAGAGTTTGGAGAAGGTGTAGGATTCAAGGTATCACAAACAAGAAGTGATGAATTATTTTATCAAGACATAAATATATGTTTAGATGAATGTGAGAGACGAATGAATGAGTGGGATAACTATCCTAATGAAGTTCGATTGATTCTCGCTAACATGGCTTTTAATCTAGGTATTACTAGGTTATTAAAATTTCAAAAGATGTTTTCAGCACTTAACGCTGGTGACTATGTACAAGCATCTATTGAAGGACTGGATTCGAGGTGGGCTAAACAAGTCTACAATCGAGCTCATAGATTAATGGACAGGTTAAGAACTGCCCAATAAAGATAGGATATATTATGGAAATAGATAAACAATTAAGACAAGCTCTTATATTAAAATATCAAGGTGATATCGCAGCTGCTAAAGCTAATATCACAATCTACATGAAAAATAGTGTAGGAATCGGCGAGCATCCCGATATAATTGCTGCTATTGATGAACAAGTCAATCTACTAGCCACAGCTGAAGATAAACTCCATACATTGGAACGACACTTCGAGCCACCAAAAGTAGTTTGACAAGAATCAATATAATACCTGTAGAAGAACTAACCGATCAACATTTGATGGCTGAATATCGAGAGATGTTCATGGTTGGTTCTGCACTACAAAAATCACTTAAATCCCCTAATTGGGATAAGAACCGAATTCCTAAAGAATTAACTTTAGGTACAGGTCATGTCATGTTTTTTTATGACAAAGGTCAATATCTATATAAAAGATATGAACAGATTCGAAAAGAATTAACAAAACGAAATTATAAATTAGATAAGACACGCTTATTTAAAGTCACACAATTTCCAACAGAATATTACAATGATTGGACACCTACAGATAGAGACAGAGCTATCTTAAGAGAACGAATACAAGAAAGAATAAACGAAAAACCAGAATGGTATAGACACAATGGCGTTTCCATAGTATAATAGATTATACACAAAAAACAAATACATGCATTATTACACAAACATCAAAAGATACAAGGACTTCATCCTTGCAAAAGGAATCAGAAACGGTGAGAGATATCTCAAACGAGTAAAATACGAACCGACTCTTTACATTCCAACAAATAAAGAATCACCACATAAATCAATTTCAGGTGAATATTTACAATCAAAGAAATTTAGTTCTCCAAGTCAAGCAAGACATTGGAAGAAACAATACGACAACACAGGTATCGACATACACGGATTGGAACAATGGGAATATACTTATATTGCTGAATCGTTTCCGAGTGAAGTTGAATTCGATATCAAGAAGATCAACATACTTAATATTGATATTGAGTGTGAGTGTGAAGGTGGATTTCCAGAACCAACAGAAGCAGAAGAACGCGTCAATGCTATAACAATGAAACTCTTTGGACATAAAGAGACACATGTCATTGGTATTGATAACTTCGAATACAAGAATGATGATCCGAATGTGATCTATCATAAGACAAGACACGAAAAAGAACTCCTCTTAGAATTCATGAGAATATGGAAAGAGTTAGAACCAGATATCATAACAGGTTGGAATGTTGAAACATTCGATATTGCTTACTTGGTTAATCGTATTTGGAAACTATTTGATTGGGAGACAGTTACTAAATTATCTCCTCACGGATTAGTTACATCAAGAGAATGGTTGTATATGGGTCAGAAGAAAATGATATCATATAACATTGCAGGTATATCTATCTTAGATTATCTTGAAATGTACAAGAAGTTCACATACAAAACGAGAGAAACATATCGATTAGATCATATCGCAGAAGTAGAACTTGGTAAGAGAAAAATTGATTACTCAGAGTTCGGAGCGATGCATCTATTCTACAGAAATGACTATCAGAAGTTCTTAGATTATAATATCAGAGATACAGAACTGGTCGAACAACTAGACGATAAACTACAACTCATGGAGTTAGTTATCACTATGGCTTATCAAGCAAAGTGTAACTATGAAGATGTATTCGGTTCAGTAAGATATTGGGATTTGATTATCTACAACTTCTTAAAGAAACGAGGTATGGTTCCACCACCAAAGAAACTAGCTCAAGATTCACGAATCGTTGGTGCTTATGTAAAAGAACCACAGATAGGTCAACATAAATGGGTGATGTCTTTTGACTTGAATAGTCTATATCCACATCTAATCATGCAATACAATATGAGTCCAGATACATATCAAAAGAAGATATTCAATCAAGACATTAGTGTTAAGAAGTTACTAGAAGGTGAAGTTGATCTCAGTATGTTAACTAATACAACTGTAACACCAAACGGAGCATTATTCAGAACAGACAAACAAGGATTCTTACCAGAACTCTTAGAAGAAATGTATGATCAACGAGTACTATTCAAGAATCAGATGATTAAAGAACAGAAACGATTGGAGACTATTCCAAAAGAAGATACTATTAAAAGAAAAGAATGTGAGTATGAGATTGTAAAATATAATAACAATCAGATGGTCAGAAAGATATCACTTAACAGTTGTTATGGTGCTTTAGGTAATCAGTATTTCAGATACTTCAACAGAGAGATTGCAGAAGGTATTACAACAGCAGGTCAGTTAAGTATTAAATGGGTAGAGAAAGCTGTTAATGAATATCTAAATAAAATACTAGGTACAGATGATGATTATGTTATCGCAATCGATACTGATTCGATCTATGTAACATTCGACAAGTTAGTTACTAAAGTTAGTCCGAACAATCCGATTGACTTCTTAGATACGATAGCAAAAGAGAAGTTCGAACCAATGATTAATGAATCGTATGAACAACTTTCTTCATACATGAATGCATATCAGAACAAAATGGAAATGGGTCGAGAAGTCATAGCAGATAAAGGTATCTGGACAGCAAAGAAAAGATACATTCTCAATGTACATGATTCAGAAGGTGTAAGATATAAAACACCAAAACTAAAAATGATGGGTATCGAGACAGCAAAGTCTTCAACACCAATGTGGTGTAGAAAGAAACTAGAAGAAGGTATCAAGACATTAATGACTGGTACTGAACAAGATGTGTGGGAGTTCATTGAAACTTCAAGACTGGAGTTCAATCAATTACCAATAGAAGAAGTTTCTTTTCCACGAGGAGTGAGTGATATCAAGAAATATTACAACGCAGCTTCTATCTATAACAAGGGTACACCAATTCATGTTCGTGGATCACTACTTTACAATAACTTTTTACATAAATACAATATAGACAAGAAATATCCTATAATACAGAATGGTGAGAAAGTGAAGTTTTGTTACATGAAGCTTCCAAATATAATGAACGAAAATGTGATATCATTTGTTTCAGCACTTCCGAAAGAGTTTAATCTTGATGATTATATTGATTATGATTTACAATTTTCAAAATCATTCGTTGAACCTCTCGGAGTAATATTAGATAAGATCGGGTGGACAACAGAAAAAGTTAGTACACTTGAATCATTTTTTGGATAGAGATATGAAAAACTTGACAGATACAGAAACGGTAGTATAATAGATATATGACTTCGATAGAATACATTTTTATAATACTTCACTTGGTCACATGGACAGGTCTTGTTCTTTTAGCTGTTGAAATACATAGTTGGAAGAAAGAGATTCGACAACACATTGATTACGATAGTAGTCTAAGAGCTATGAGGAAAAATCATAGAAATAAATAAATAAATTATGGAGATAATATATAATGAGTTATTTGAAAAGCTTAATAAAAACAACAGGTAATGAGTTCGCTTCTATTGTAGAAGACGGAGTACAGGCAGCAGATGTAAGTGGTTACATCGATACTGGTTCGTACATCTTTAACGCACTCTTATCAGGTTCAATATACAATGGACTACCTAACAATAAGATCACAGCATTAGCAGGTGAATCAGCAACAGGTAAAACATTCTTCGCACTAGGAATGTGTAAACAATTCTTACAAGATAATCCAAATTCAGCGGTTATCTACTTTGAATCAGAAAGTGCAATCACAAAAGATATGATAGAGCAACGAGGAATCGATTCTTCAAGAATCGTTATTGTTCCTGTTACAACAATTCAGGAGTTTAGAACTCAATCTATTAAAATTCTTGATCAATATATCAAAGACAAGTCAGACATGAAAATGTGTTTTGTACTTGACTCACTTGGTATGTTGTCAACAACTAAAGAAATTGAAGATACTGCATCAGGTGCAGAGACAAAAGATATGACTAGAGCGCAATTAGTAAAAGGTGCTTTCAGAGTTCTAACTCTTAAACTTGGTAGAGCGGGAGTTCCGTTACTAGTGACTAATCATACTTATGATGAAATGGGTTTGTTTGCTAAGAAAGTTATGGGTGGAGGTTCAGGATTGAAATATGCTGCTTCATCAATTATCTTCTTATCTAAGAAGAAAGAGAAAGACGGAAAAGATGTTATCGGTAATATCGTTCATTGTAAGAATGAGAAATCAAGACTTACAATCGAAAACAAAATGGTTGATGTAATGTTGTCTTACGAGAGTGGACTTGACAGATACTATGGACTACTAGACTTGGCTATCAAGTACGGAGTCTTTAAACAATCATCTACTAGAGTTGAACTTCCAGACGGAACAACACAATTCGGTAAAACTATTAACAACAATCCAGAGAAGTATTTCACACCAGAAATACTAGACAAACTTAACGAAGCAGCACAACAAGAATTTTTATATGGCAACACGACTAGAACAGACGATACTGAAGAATCTAATAACGAATGATGCATTCGTAAGAAAGACATTACCTTACATTAAGAGTGATTTCTTTCAGGAGAGAGATGAAGAATTTCTTTTCAAACAAGTTAGAGATTACTTCTTAAAGTATCAATCACCACCGACTACTGAAGCTCTCATCATTGATATTGATGAGATGGAAGGTGTAGATCAACAACTTATATCAGATACATTAAATCTAATCAAAGACATAAAACTCGATGATAGTAAAACTCCTGACGAATGGTTAGTTGAATCTACAGAGAAGTGGTGTAAAGATAGAGCAGTATACAATGGTGTAATGAGTTCTATCGCAATCATTCAAGACAAAGACGGACAGTCAGGACAGATTCCAGACATTCTAAGAGAAGCATTATCAGTATCTTTTGATAGTAATATTGGTCATGACTTCTTGGAAGATTGGGATCCAAGATACGAGTTCATGCATAGAGAAGAAGAAAGAGTACCTTTTGACTTAGACTTGATGAATAAGATTACTAAAGGTGGACTTCCAAACAAGACATTGAATATCTGTATGGCAGGTACTGGTGTTGGTAAATCATTGTTTATGTGTCACATGGCATCAGCTTCATTACTTCAAGGTAAAAATGTATTGTACATTACAATGGAAATGGCTGAAGAAAAGATTGCTGAAAGGATTGATGCAAATCTACTTGATGTATCATTGAATACAATGAATGACTTACCAAAGATGATGTTCGAAAAGAAGATCACAAGAGTCAGAGAGAAGACTAAAGGTAAATTAATCATCAAAGAATATCCAACAGCAACAGCTCATAGTGGCCACATTCGACATCTATTACAAGAACTAGATTTAAAGAGAGACTTCACACCAGAGATTATCTTCATTGATTATCTTAATATCTGTAGTTCATTCAGAGTAAGACCAGGTAGTAATGTTAACACATATACTTACATTAAAAGTATTGCAGAAGAACTCAGAGGTTTAGCAGTAGAATTTGATGTTCCGATTATGTCAGCAACACAAACTAACAGAACAGGTTTCACTTCTACTGATGTAGGATTGGAAGATACTTCTGAATCATTTGGATTACCAGCAACAGCAGACTTTATGTTTGCTTTGATATCTACAGAAGACATGGAAGAACTAGACCAGGTAATGGTCAAACAGTTAAAGAACAGATACAATGATCCAAGTTATCATAAGAGATTCGTATTAGGTATTGATAGATCGAAAATGAGACTATATGATTGTGAACAATCTGCTCAAGATGAACTAGTAGATATCGGACCAGTTATGGATAACACCGCTACAGGCAAAAGAGTATCATCTGAAAAACAAGAACAATTTAAGTATTGACACCGCGGGTACACTTTTGTTATACTAACAGTATGGAAAATAATAAAGTAAGACAAATATTTTTAGATATGGACGGAGTTCTAGCTGATTTTGAATCACAGATTGCCTTAATGTTAGGTAAAAAAGTGTGGAATGATGATGCTGGTCATAGTGTCTATGATGATCATAAGAGAGAATTGACAGCTAAACACATGTTTAGACAGATGAATCCTCTACCAGATGCATG